TGCCTATGCTGGTGATAAGGGTAAGGCAACAACCGATTCTCTTAATGCACATTTGGCAGACTTTAACAATCCTCATAAGGTAGATAAAGCTCAGGTAGGTCTAGGTAATGTAGATAATACTTCAGATAAGGATAAACCTGTATCTGATGCAACCCAACAATTAATTAATGAAGTTAAGGAATCTATTAATAGCGGAAATACTACTATTACAGATAACTTAACTAAACATATAGAAGATTACAATAATCCTCATAAAGTAACGAAAGATCAAGTAGGTCTAGGTAACGTTGATAATACTTCAGATAAAGATAAACCTTTGTCTGATGCAGCTAAAGAAGCTATCAACGAGGTTAAGACTCTAATTACTTCTTCTGGAACTGACTTAAGCAATCATATTAAAGATTATACAAATCCTCATAGAGTAACTGCAGAACAAGTAGGTCTCGGAAATGTAAATAATACTTCCGACCTTGACAAACCTATTTCTAATGCTACTCAGAAGGAACTTGATAAACTTGACGCTAAGATTGATAAGATTAATACAGATCAGGGAACAGATCTTAGTGCTCACTTGAGAGATTTCAGTAATCCTCATAAAGTAACTAAAGAACAAATTGGACTCGGAAATGTAGATAATACTGCAGATCTCGATAAACCAATATCTACTGCTACACAAAAAGCAATTGATGATGCCAAAGCAGCTAATAATACTGCTTTAGATAATCATGCTAATCGTACAGATAATCCTCATAAGGTAACTAAGGATCAAGTAGGTTTAGGTAACGTTGATAATACAGCCGATATTAATAAACCTGTATCTGTAGCACAGCAGAATGCTCTTGATACTTTATCTAATAGTTTAAATACAGCTATTAATAATCACGTAGGTAATACTAATAATCCTCATCAAGTAACTAAAGAACAAGTAGGTCTCGGAAAAGTAGATAATACATCTGACTTAGAAAAGCCTATTTCAGTAGCAACTCAAAACGCTATTTCTGAAGTTGTTTCTAATCTGGATAAACATATTGCAGATAAGAACAATCCTCATGAAGTAACAAAAGAGCAAATTGGACTTGGTAGAGTTGATAATACATCAGACCTCGAGAAACCTATTTCAACAGCTACTCAGGTTGCTCTTGATAAGAAGGCTGAACTTGGACCTGATGGAAAAATACCTGAAAGTCAATTACCTGAAAGAACAATGCATAGTTTGTTCTATAAGGGTACTTGGGATGCTGAAAGGAATTTACCAACACTAGCTAATGGAGATAAGGCACAAGATGGTGATTACTATTTAGTTAATAATGATGGTGAGTCCTTTGGATATAAATTCATGGTAAATGATATTATATTCAATGCCAGTGGAATTTGGTATAGAATGATGGGCTCTAATAAGAGAGATAATCCTACTGAATTTAAGATTACTAAATTCACAGCAGATAGAACTTTATTAGAGAGAGGTGAATCAACAGAAATTACTCTTGAATGGGAATATCAATTGATCCCAAGTGGACAAATTAATTTCCAATTCATAGATACTCATGATATTCCTGTTGAGGAACGTACTTATAAGATTACTGCCACTGGAGGACAAACATTCACATTGAGAGGTTCGTATCTAAGTGAAGTTGCAACAGCTACTTTAACGATTGATACAGCTGATAAGGTTTATGTAGGTGCATCAAGTAATTCTGCTCCTACTGACTCTGACTTTATAGCAATGAATTCTTTCTTCTCCTTCGGTGATAATGAATTCCCATTCACTCCTATTGATTGTTCAGGAGGTAAGTATATTTACGTAGCAATTCCAACAGAAGAGTATAGTAAGTATAGAATCTATTGTAATAATTATCCTGTTGATGATGTAACAGTATACTCTAGACGTATAACTAACATCTTTACTGGATATACTGATTATACAATTACTAAACTTGCTAATCTCTATCATGGAATACTAAATATTGAAGTTAAATTAATTGATAAAAGATAATGCCAGAAAATAATTTAAAAGGAACGGTACTCTATTCGGGTATCGTTCCCACCAATACTTCTGACGTATATCCAACACATTCAGCCATTTATGGTATGGGAGGCTTCCGTTCAGTTAAAACAATAGCTGAGCGGGATGCTATTCCTGTAGAGCGACTAGAAGTAGGAGCTAAAGTATTGGTATCTGAACAAGAAACTGGATATTACGTTGAATCAATAGTAGATGGAAAAGTAAATTGGCAACTTGATACTTATTTATTTGCTGATAAACTCTTAGCATCTCCAGTTATCTCTGGTACTTGGAGTTTTAAAAATAATGCTGGTACAAAGGTTACAAATACAGAAGTTGGTGTTAGTAACGTAAATGCTAGTTCTATTACTATCGAACGAGGATATAAAGCAAAATTTGTTGGAAGTTTTAAATGGACTAAGACAACTACAAATAAAGCCCCTACTTCATGTAGTGGTGACTTAGGGACAACTTTACCTTCTAGTGATGTTGCTTCTCCAACAACTACTATTGATAATATTGCTGCTTCCAGAGTAATTAAAGAAACCTTAAGTGCACCTAAAAAAGGATTCATGGTTTCTGGTAGTTCTGTAGTTGTTGCATCTGGAAATGATACGACATCTGCACAATTTAGTATCAATGTATGGTCTAGACAGAGATATGGTGTAACTACTTCAGCTACTCCTACACAAGATGATATTAAAGCTATGACTGGAACAAAATTAGTCAATGCTAGAACTTTATCAGTTTCTGGAGTTACTGCTAATGGAACTCAATATTACAGTTATGCTTACCCAAAAGACTTAGGAGCTCTTACATCAATTGTTCAGAATGGAGCAGCACCTGTTTTGGAAGACTTTAATAGAACTGAAGTGACTGTAACAAATGGTGCAGGTGTAAATATCGTTTATTATGTATACACCTCTAAATATAAAGGTGCATTTCAAAATGTTAAACTAGATTTTAAATAATTAATATTAATATACAATGGCTAAATACCCAGCGCAGCTTCAGTCTGCGAACTTAAATGAATTCGGTATTGTATATGCCGATGAAGTACAAGGCCATAAAACAGTTGCTACTCTGAGTGCACTTTATGCTATTACAGACCCAATTCTTAGTAAATCTGTAGTAAATACAGGAAATGATGCTATTGGACAAGAATGGTATGTGATATCAGAGGGTTGTTACTATAGACTTGACAACTGGGCTAATAGACATAAAGCTTCTGGGTGGACTAAAATTCAAGTAGTAGATACTGAATTTAATAGTTTGTCTACTCATGGAGCTGATAAGATAAAAAATTTCACGACATCTCCTAGCACAGTTACTCTCAACTATAATACGTGGAGATCTTCGACTGTTAATAAAGATGGAACCGCTGTGATAAACGCTGCTACACAATCTGCAGCGGGTGTTCTAAGCGCAGCGGATAAAACTAAATTAGATGGATTAAATACAGATTCTATTAATGATATATCTGTAACATCTAATGCTAATAAAGCTACTATTACATTTGTATCTGATAATGGTAATGAAGAAGATATAAGTACTACTATAGACTTTCCTATATCTACTTCTTCCGCAGCAGGTACAATGAGCGCCAAAGATAAAACAGAATTAGATAGAATTAATACTGCTAACTTTGCTCTTGGCGCTGTAACTCCTGCTGCGTCTACTGTAAGAATAGCTGCTTCTAAAACAAATGTTACTGATGGTACTACCGCTGCGAATAATATTACGCTGCCTGCTGCTACACAATCTGCAGCGGGAGTCTTAACCGCAGCGGATAAAACTAAAGTTGACCGAATCACAGGTACTAATCATGTTATCTCTCAGCCTACTACAACAGCTACCTCAAGAGTAATTACTATAACGGGTATAAATCCTACAAATAATAAAGCAGTTTCTAGTTCTATTACTCTTCCAGAAGTATCAGAAACTCAGGCAGGCCTTGCAAGTGCATCTGATAAGAAGACTCTCAATGCTATTAAAACTCTTGTGAGATCTTCTCACTTGAAAGATGATAATTGTTGGACTAGAACAGCTTCTAATGTAGCTATAAACTTCACTTGTACTAATGTTAGTGGTAATTCTACAGATACTAGCGCAAAAAGTGAACATTCTGTTAATATTGGAGCTGCATCATCTACTCTTGCAGGGGTAATGACTTCAACCGATAAAACTGAACTTGACAGAATAACCACAGCGAATTTTGCTTTAGGTGCAGTTACGCCAGCAGCTTCAAGTGTAGCTATCGCAGCAACAAAAACAACTATTTCTACAGGAGTTAGTGCAGCAAACAATATAACTCTTCCCGCTGCAACTGCTAGTGTAGCTGGTGTTATGACTGCTGCAGATAAAGTAAAGCTTGATACTACTCTTCCTAACTTAATTAACTCTAATAAAACAACTATTGATAATTATACTGTAAATGGAATTAAAATTTCTACTAATCCCGTTGTAACAGGAGCAAATACTAAAGTAACTGGGTATTCAAAACCAACTACGACTGGAGCTATTGCAGCAACTGATAGTATCAATGGAGCTCTTGGAAAATTAGAGAAAAAGTTAGATGATGAAGTAACTAATAGAACTAATGCTGTTTCAAATCTAACTAATACAGTAAATAATAATAAGACTACAATAGATAACTATACTGTTGGAGGAATAAAAATTTCTGCTAATCCTAAAGTGGCAAATGGAACAAATACTACAGTATCTACTGCTAATAGTACGATTACTTGGTCTCTAAACTCTACTATATCACTTACTAGAGTTAATGCTTCTAGTGGATTCTATCAGACTTCAGATAAACGTTTGAAATCAGATATTAAACCTTTGGAACATACACTTGAGGAGATTTGTTCTATTCCGACAGATTCATTTATTTTAGGTGGGAAAAAAGACCTTGGAACTATAGCACAAGAACTTGAACCAACTTTCCCTGAACTAGTAACAGACGCCGAACTTAAACAATCCGATGTACCTAACCCTGAAAACTTTGAAACCATTGAGAAAGATGGTGAAACTTATGTTCTAGTTAAAGAAGTTGATTATGCTAAAATGAGTGTTCTAGCAATCGAAGGTATTAAATTACTTAAGGCCGAAATAGATGAACTTAAAAAGCAGTTATTAGATAAATAAAATAAAGGGAGGTTGATCAAGAGTAAAAACTTGATTGCCTCCTTTTAAATTTAAAAGTAGGAATGAAATGGATCAAATAATTAATTTTAAAATAAATACAGAACTATTTACAAGTAGATCTGAAGCGATCCTAGCCTTAGAAAACATTATATTTACTCAAGGAGAGCCAGTTATTGCAATTTATGGAACTACTTCTCAAAATGCTAAAATTATTCTAGCCGTCGGAAAAAGAAATGGAGCTGGAAAAAATGCATTTGAAATAATTTCCACTAAAGAAGATATGTCTGAAACTTTGAATATTATTAATTCTTTGAATAATGAGTTCACAGAACATATCAAAGCAGAAGCAGGTGATAAGCTTGGACATGTAATAACAGGAGGAGATATTGTTTTCTCTGGAGGTATAGGAACTGTAGTTTCGGCTGGAAAGGTAAAAAATAAACTTACTTTTACTGGTGGAACTTTTGAAGGAACAGATAAAACTACATTTGATGGTTCTGAGGCTGTAACGATAAAAATTCCTAGCCCCTCATTTACTGTTCCTAAACCATTAGGACATGCAATAGCTGGAGAATCTAAGGAGTGGGCTAGAGCTGACCATGTGCATGAAGCTCCTAAATCAGTCTCTGGAAATGCTGGTAGTGCTGATAAATTAAGTTCTAAAAGAAATATAACTTTAACCGGAGCTGTTACTGGAGGTGTAGTAACTGATTTTTCAGGAGATATTACAATTAATACTTCCAAAAACCATACACATGATATTTCAGAGGTTACTGGTCTACAAGGTGAGTTGAACACCTTAGAAGCAACTAAAGCTCCCATTGAAAGTCCTATCTTCACAGGAACTCCAGAGGCTCCAACAGCTCCACAAGGAACTAATACTAATCAGTTAGCTACTACTGCATTTGTTATCAAGGAAATTGGAGAAAAAATAGAAGCTGCTGTAGCCTTGAAATTTAAAGGAACTCTCGGAACAACTGGAACTGTTAAGAGTCTTCCTGCT